GTAATCCCTTTTTGAATCTGAGTTCCTTTTAACAGGAACTATAACTGAAAGACTTTCCTCTGACACTCTCCAAGCTTCATCGAGCTGGAATCCATTAGTTTCCTCTACGATAAACTTGATAAAATTTTGTGCTGACATTTTAATGTCTCCTTTTTAATATATTATAAACCTTATAAAGGTCTATTTCTGAATAATTGTTGCCTCCAATAATTTAATCTTATTGTTTAATTTTATTATTTTTTCTTTTAATCCCCAAATTCTTAAAGAACCTAATCTTGCTACTTTGTACATATCTGTGGATGAAAACTTTATTGATTGTGGGTTAGATTGTGGTTTTTTTAGTACTTTAACACGATTATCAGGTTTTATTATTAATATACCTGCTCGTGGTGGGATAAAATCTTTGTATTTTTCTAAGTGTTTTTCTAGTTTTTCAGGAAAGGCAAAATATAAATTTTTTATTCTATTTCTGTAATCAATATGATGATGCCTTTTTATTAAATCTTTTTTAAGATCGGCAATACTAACTTTAATTTCGACTTCTGTAGCATAACCAGATTTAGATATAATTAAAAGATCACATTCATGTATATTTAATCCCCAACTTATATTAGGAACAATTAAATTAATTCTTTTTTTAAAGAACTTAGATAGAATAACCTCTATTTCTTGACATGTTTCATTATTCATACACTTATATTATACACAAAATAATACCATATTGTCAAGTAATTTTTATAAAAAAAGAGCCTCTTTTTGAGAGGCTCTTTTAAATTTCAATAATTTTTTTATAAAAATCTTATGCACTGATCCATGAAGGAACTGTTGCACTTGATTTAACCGCGCAAGCGACTGCTCTTGGGTTAACAACGACTTGGCTAATCTGCTCAAGGAATAACCATCCATACGCTGGTTGGTTAAACACGAACATATCAGCAGGAAGAACAGTAAGCTCAACCCTGATAGGCATTGCACCCAAGTATCTCCCTTCTGTAACCGCGAAGATCATACCTTCCGGCACCGAAACGTTTTCAAGACCCTGTTCATCAACCCCAGCGGTCACGAAAATGTTTACTCCCCAAATGCTTCCAAAGATACCTGTAAGAAGAAGGTCTCTTGAAGTAATCGGATCGTAGTCGATTGCGTTGATATTCTTTTTCAAGTCACCAAGCTCGGCACGATTCATGATAAACTTATCGACCAACAGCCTGTGTCTCTCAACCTCATACTGTAATGTTTCAAGAACACTCTTAGAAACAGTTGAAGTTACATTTATTAATGAGTTTTCCAAAGTAGCTGATTGATAAAGCTCACGAAGTCCATTACGGTCTTCTTTCAGCATAATCTGGAAAGTGGTCTTGTCGTGAGTACGGTCTACTATATCATACTGTCTTTGTGCGATTTCAGATATAGTAATAATTGGACGAGAAGTTACTAAGTACTCAGCTGGGAAAATTCTGTTTCCTTTAACAACTGTCTCGATTGTTTGACCGTCTTCTTGAATAACAAGAGCCGTTACGTTTACGTCTTTTTCATATGAGTTAATCTGTCCTTGCGCTAATTGGTGAGTTCTGAATACCTGACGAATGAAACCTTCATAGTCTAGACGATCTAGAATAAGGGGTATCATCTCAGCACCGAAACGGAGTCTTTCCATTTCGTCGCCAGCAAATACTGATTCAACTATTCTTTGTTTTTCTTCTGGTGTGTAGAAAGATGCTTGTTTGCCCGGTCTTTGATATAAAGCACGGCGTTCAGCAAATTTCATTTGTTGGGTAATCGCGTCTTTTTTGTCCCATGCATTCAACTCATTGTTTGCACCGAACATGTGGCCACTCGCTTCGATCTCTCTTCCGTTGGATTTTATTCCACCAAAAGGTTTAGGATCTAACAGCCTTTCGTCATACTTAGCAGCAATTGCTGCTGTTCTAATTTCTTTTTTTTCTATTCCATCAGCCCACATAACTTATCTCCTTATGCTAATCTCATTTGGAATTGAAGCTCAGGGTTGCTTGCTGTCTGAACCTTTGTAACGAAGCCAATTGATTGTCCACTGCCGCCAATTGTCGGAAGTCCATTTGTACTTACCGTAACAGCAGTATTGAGTGCCCATGCCACATTAATTTCATAACAAAGAGTTGCGATTTCACCATTACCTTCAATAATTGAAGCACATCCAGACCCCAACGTCTGGTCTATACCCGAAAGATTCGGATCTAGATACCTGTAATCCACACCAACAGTTTCGGTTGTACCAATAGTTGTACTACCAGCTAGTGTTAACGTACCATTAGTTGTACTAATAGTATAATCGGTACTGTCAGAGTAAGAAGTGCCAGTACTTGTGTTATACACTTTATATTCAGAAGTTTGCAAATTTGCGTGTGCCAAGTTCACTACTGAACCAGCACCTGTAAAAGTCACCAATTCCCCAGCGACGGGGCGATAAAAACTTGTGGTTTTATGGCAGTTAAATAGACCCAAAATCTTTCCAGAAATATATCTGCTGGATGTTGAATCTGCTACAACCAAATTTCCACTAGAATCTAGGCAAGCCACATAACCGGCGATAAAACTTGCAGACGCATCCACAGGTCTCCACCCCGTTACGATATTGCCACTTAGCTTACGAACAGAATTAACAATTCCATTCCTCCCAATGGGAGGCATTGATCCAATACTAGGTATGGTCATTATTAATCCTCCTTAAAATTTTAGTATCCACGTTTCCTATTATAGGTATTATCACGGAATACATCTTCCCAATAATTCCTGAATTCCTCTTTACGATCTTTACTTGCTTGAGTACCTCTAAGAGGAGTATCTTTAACACTCGCAGTCTTCTCCCTTGTAACTTCTTCAGAAGCAGTTACAGTCTCGGAAGACTCCTGAGAACCTTCTTTCACTTTAAATTCTTTTGTATATTTTGCAACTTTTATGAAATCATTAACATCTTTTCCCATAAAAGTATCAAAAGCTTCTTTCATCACTTCTTTTTGAGATTGCTCATACCCATCAACAAATGAGTTATGTGCTATATCTTCAGCAGCTTCTTTATTAATACCACTATTAACCATATTTGCAACAAAAGCTTCTTTCAAAGGATTAGGAATAAGTCCTTTCAATTGCTGTTGTGAAGCAAGTTCAACTGCAAGACGAGCTTTAGAAATTTCGTTTTGCACAGTTGATTGTCTTATTCTTTCAGCAACTTCAACACTTACTTTGCCTTTTTCAGAACATTTACCTTTTTCTGGTGTTCTTGCAGTTTCACTGATAGATTTAGGAGCAATACTTTGTGCTCTTTCTCCTTCAGGATGTTTTCCACCAGAGATTTCACTATTAATAGTGGAAGCTTGTTGTTTAGCTGTTGTAGCATTAATATTGTCAACTTTTTGTTTATTCAGGTCTTTAAATGGGTAGAGTTGTGCTTCTTTTGTCATTGCGAGCCTCTCTTTTATAACAGAGACAATAGATTGTGCAGAAATAGATGCAGATTTATCGGCTTCTTCTTCTTCCTTTTTTTCGTCACCAACACCTTCTTCACTAGCTTCACTACCTTCTTCACTACCATCGTCAGCTTTTTTAGTTTTGTCGTCGTCTTTTTTCTCTTCTTTTTTATCTTCTTTCTTATCGTCTTTCTTGTCTTCTTTCTTTTTCTCTGGTCCTACTTTACCCATTGCTACATCCATAGCTTTTTGGCTATCTTTTGCAGCTTCTTTTGTAAGTTCTTCTGATCCCGCAGCCACTTCTTTCTTTTCTGGTGCAGGTCCACCAAAAGGTTTTGGTTCTTCTTTCTTTGGGCCACCAAAAGGCTTAACATCACCTTTTGCAACAGGAAGAGCTTTATCCATAGTTGCTTTCCCTTTCCCCATTTCGCCTTCTAGATCATCAAAATCTTTTTTAGGAATGGTTTCATCTTTCTTTAATGCTGAACCTTTTCCTAAGAAATCAGCAAGGGCTTGAATAGCATCTTTAAGTTTACCTATAATTGCGTCTAATCCACCAGCTCCCGGAGCCATTGGGCCAGCACCCATTCCTCCACCCGGCATTCCCATTCCACCCGGCATTCCAAGCTCACCTTGTTTAATAAGAGCTTCAATACCAGCTTGCTTAATAAAACCTTCTTGAACTTCTTCAAGAAGAGCTTCTACTTTTCTTCTTGCGATTGAAATACCCTCGATTACATTAGAAACATCTGTTGCTTCTTTGAGTACAAGGGTTCCATCTTTTAATTCGACTTGTTTCTTCATGAGTACACTCCTGTTAAAATTTGCATCTTTATAAGATGCGGAAGTATTGCTTTGTGCTGCTTTAGGAGGGTTTACACCCATTGT